ACAGAGTCTAACTCATGAAGAGTTGCGTTCTGCATCTCATCAACAATAACTATACAATCATTAAGAGTAATACCACGTATAAAAGATGTAGAAATAAACTCAATAATATTTTTATTTTTAAGGTAGTCGTATGCGTCTCCTCTACCAAATAATTCATTACAGATTGCGTAATAGGGAGCTTCATATACTTTAGTTTTCTCTTTCGAATTACCTGGCAAAAACCCCATGTCTCTGGTGGGCACCACTGTACGCACGATAACAATCTTTTTAAAAGAACAGTCTGGATTTCCCAATACTTGTTTAAGGGATAGATACATGGCCATGAAGGATTTGCCTGTTCCTGCAATGCCATGCAACATTAAATTTTTTTCTTCAGAGAACGCCTTAAACGTACATCTTTGGTTTTCTGTCAGAGGATCAAAATGTCTTAAATTGAAATTTAATTTTTCTTGATAATTTTCTTTAACAGGTTTTCCTTGTTGGCGAAGAAGTCTTTTTTCTTTACGGGTTAATCTCTTTGTTGTATGTTCTTCTTCCATTTTACCCCTTAGAATGTGTTGATAGTGCTCCTCGTAATACCTTTATTATTTCCCTTCTTCATATGTTTTAACAGATCACGGAAACCTTGATCGGGTTTACCCATGCCTCTGCCAGAATGGATCATAGGAGCGCCATTTACGAGTTGAGTGATATGCGGATTTTCTTGCAAGTATGCATCAAGTTCCGATATCGACATAAAGTTTTCATACTCTTCACCAGTTTCATTATTTAAAAACTTATATGTTGGCATCAATCTCTCCAAATATCTTGAGAGATATCGTCAATAAAATCTTCATCGTCTTCAATTAGAGCAGAGATATCTTTTGTACGTAAGGCACGTTCAACTCGTTTAGCCTTACGTTTGTTCTCGCGTTCACGAGGATCGTCATGAAATTCTTCGTGATCTGAATAATCGTTTTTCTTAAACTTCTTTAGTGCTGACTTGCTCATTCTGCGATTAACCCTGGTAGTGCTTCTTTGACGTGTTGAACAGTGATGCCGGGAAATGGCATCTTCTTATCCTTCATTGCTAGGACAAGTTTCGCATCGTCGGGATCTAGTCTCTCTAGAAACTCTACGAACATTGCTTCGCGTTTCATTTGATTGAGATTGGGATAGAATCCTTCGACGAAATATCTAATTTTATCAGCTTCTCTGTGGAACACATGCTGCTGATCTACGATTTCATTTGGCCTATAAGGTGGTTCACCTTCTGGTAAAAGGAACTTGACATTTGGATCGAACACAGCCTGCAGAACAATCCGCAGAGCCATAGTATCATTACCCTTCAGATTATCAACTTTTTCCTGCGTCTTTTTTAGTTTAGAAACCTTGTGTAAAAATTCATACATCCCAAGGACAGCCATTATTATCTCCTAAAATTCACTCAAATGTTCAGTAAGGTTTTTGAGTTTGTTTGCTATAAAATAATTTAGTAGTTTGCTACGATCACGATTTGCTTGCGCTTCATATTGTTCCATAACCTTTTGGCGGATATGATCTGGTGTAAAACTGAGATCGATCAATCTAGCATTACGAGAATAGTTACGGGCGGTAACTGTATCCATTTCATCAAGATCAGTGCCCATAATCTTTTCCATCTTTTTTGCTGTCAGGGGTCTTTGTCGATCACCCACAACAAAAACATTATCAGGAGAAAGCACATTAGGTACACCATCTCCGGCATCTCCCTTTAGAATATGCTCATGAAGATATCTTTCTGGATCCTCATGAGAAACCCACTTCTTACGAGTAGGATCATACTGTTTTACGTTAGGATATACATGCAATTGAATGAAGTCTTTATCGCCTGATAGGATTAGAATTTTCTCACCAGTATTTAGTTCTGAGCCGAATTCAGAGACTAATGTTGATATGACATCATCCGCTTCGGCGGATTCTACGTCAATAACTCGGTAGGGAAAATACTCTTTTAGTTCCGCTCGAATTTTATTAAGACATTCGAACAGAGCTTTCCAATCAAGTTCTGAAGACTCAATGTTCTTCTTACGATTGGCTTTGTAGTAAGGGAAAATCTGCTTGCGCCAGTAATTAGTATTATCGCAAGCAATAATCATTTCTCCATATTCGTCAGAAAACTTTTGACGATAAGATCTTAGAGAGTTAAGGATCATATGGCGAACCATATTTTCCTCAAGCTGAGCATTTGTATGGTTGCCAAGTTGCATCAACAAATTTGACAACATCACCTGATTCAAGTCAACGATAATCACAATTCACCTATTCGGTTTCTTCAGTTTCGTTAATTGGTAGTAGTTCTAGTTCTAACTTATCTACAATCTTAAACGCACCTTCTTCTTTAGGATGGGGTATAAAGATTGCATCTGACACTTGCTGAAAAGGATGGTGCATGTCATAGTGTTTTAGCATCAACGAACGCAATGCTTCTACTATGAGAGCGCCATCCTTTATATCTACGTCCACATCATCTTCAATTAATCCAAAACCAGCGATATCCAATTGATTGAAAATCATAGGCACTAAGTTCTGGATTGTTTCTTGGATATGATAATGCCTCATCATATCCATATTGTGTTGGATATCCTCGAGAGTAATATCTCGAGTCACACTTTTACCTTTTGGGAAGCTCACAATATTATTAGAGGACATATTCATATATTACCTTAAATGTTTAAAAAAGTCAATATTATTTATCCAGCATGGTAGACAATATGAGAACCCGAACCACAAAATTCGAAATCATAAATTCTACAATCTTTGTGATTGAAAGAGATAGCTCCTTCGACCTGCGTTCTACGATTTTGAGGAACGTAGAATATGAAAAATCCTCCTCCACCAGCTCCTAGCAACTTACCGCCGAGAGCTCCAGCGTCAATTGCTGTTTTGTAAATCTGGTCAAAATAGTCTTGAGTAATTTCTTCGCAAACACCTTTTTTGTCTACCCAAGATTCGTGCAACAATCTTCCGAAATCGTCGATGCGTCCTTTATATATTAATTCCATTGCCTCGAATGCTTTGTCTTTAGATCTTTTGACTTTACTAAATTTGTCAAAATCTAACATAGCTTTTTGTTGTTTCTGTAGAATGTTGTTAGCGTTTCTACTTCTTCCTGAATATACGAGAAGCAAATTATTCTGCAAAGCAATTACATTAGGATTAGTTAGACGTATTTCTTCTACATCAACATCGCCATTCTTTCTAAATCTAAAAAGATTAAATCCTCCATATGCAGCTGCATACTGATCCTGCTTACCAACAGGATAACCACATTTGTTCATTTCAATTTGACAAGCAATATCAGCTATATATTTTCGAGTGTTGTTATCATGTTTAGCAGTTGATAGTGCTTTGACTAACCCAACTGTAAATGCTGATGAACTACCCAGACCAGAGCCTTTAGTTACGATGTCTGAAATAGAAGCAACTGTAATTTCTTTAGTAACATCATAAAATTTAAGCGTTTCACGAGTAATCGCATGCTGCATTTGCTCAATATCATATTGTTCTTCAACATCGTCATACATGCATCGTATGCCCATATGAGGAACTTTGTGTGTCATAACATATATGAATTTGTTGATAGTGACAGAAAGAGCAGCGCCATCCTCCTGTTCATAGAAGGATGGCATATCACTACCTCCACTAAAGAAGGATACACGTAGCGGAGTCTTTGTAACAATCATTTTTAGCTCGTCTTGTAAGTAAACATAGCTTCAGGAAACTTTCTTGAATCTTCGTCAGGAAATCTTTTGACAAGATCGTTTAGCATAAATTCCCATTTTCTTTTGATAAAATCAATATTATATCTAGAATCAACATATGTTTTATTGAATCTAATCATATTGTCTTGATTTTTCTGACGAACTAACTCTATAGCTGCATTGAGATTGCCAGCAAAAATACTACCATGCATATTCTTGTCCATATCAATTTGATACATAACATTCAATGCGCCAGAAGTTTCTGGTAGAGCGCCAAGATTTGGATGAACACAAACAAGTCCTGCTGACATTGCTTCTAGCATAGCACGACAGCTGGTCTCTGGCCAAATAGAAGGATAAGCAAATATGTGAGACTTGTTTAGATATTCTTTTAGTTCTGCGTTAGGAACAAATCCATGATAAGTCATGTTTGGATTATTACGAACCTGTTCGTATAATGGTTCGAACTGTTTATCGTATTCGTCCCATCCATAAATCTTAAAAGAAGAGAATACATCTAGATGAATGTCATCCTGTGTTTGATTTAGAAATTCAAATACAGGAACAAGAATCTCTAGACCACGTTGTGGTGTAGATGTATAAACCAATCTAATCTTATCATCATATGACTTTTCTAGGCATGACTCTGGTGCTGGTTCAATACCAGACTCTAGAATAATACACTTACTGTCCATGGGAATGCCGTGCATTCCCTGGTAGCGCTGAAACTGCCAGTTAGAAATGAATACAAATTTGTGAAACTTGTCACGCCATTCTGTATCTCTGAACTTAGCAGACTCTGGATCTTCTGGCATATCATGACACCAAAAAATTCGAATCTTAGATTCGTCTAATTCTCTCGGACGTGAACAAACAATCTGGAAATTATCAAGCAGCTTTTCGTCAATAATTGAT